CGTCGTGCTCGGGGGCAACTCGCGGACGATGACGATGCAGCTCGTCTACGACGACGAGAGCGTCCGTGACAACGCCAAGTCGGCCGACGCCTACCGGGAACACCTCAAGAAGCGAGCGGCGTCCTACGGTCTGAGCGCTGCCGACATCGACGCAATCAAGCGCCCCGTGCTCGTGCGCGAGGTGGCCGAGCCGACGACGAAGAACGAGGCGCGCGAGCTGGTGCGACGCTACAACGAGAGCTTCACCCGCGCCATGGACCCGCGAGCCGAACAGGTGAGCCGTGCCCAGAAAGTGGGGCCAAAGACGCTGGGGGCCATCGCAGACGGATTGGGTGAAACGCCAGAGGGCGAAGCGCTCGACGAGACCTGGGATGGCTACTTGCGCAGCTCGCGTAGCAAGGGGCTACGGGACGCGCTGTTGGCCGAGGGCGTGCTCGACATCAGGAACGTCGACAAGTATGTCGACCGCAAGACGCAGCGCTTCAACGAAGATGGGCGCACGCTCGTCACCCGACTCGTGCTCGGCAAGCTGATCCCCGATACAGCGGTGCTCGAGGCTCTGCGCCCTCGGACCCGGGGGCGGCTGGCCGCCATGCTCCCCTACGTGATCAAGGCAGGACAGGCGAGCCCCGACTACAACCTCAGCACGGCGGTGCGCACGGTGGCTGGCGTGCTCAAGGAAATGCACGACCGCAAGGCACGTCTGCCCAGCGCCGTGCTCAAGAATCGGGAGCTCGGTGGCGGAGACCACCCCGTCTACAAAGACATGCTGTCGCAAGCCCTTCTGGCGGCGCTGCTCAAGAAAGACGGGCGCAGCCTGGGCCCCGGGATCCGCAAGTACGCGCAGCTGGCCGCAGCTGCAGCGCCGGACCCCAACGCGTCGCTATTCGGCCCCAAGCCACCGGGCAAGAAGGCGACGGACGCTATCAAGGAGGCCTTCGGGTTCGGTGACGCTCCCTTGGCCGAGGTGGAAGCGGACCTGCGGGGCAGCAAGAAGACTGCGACCGCAGCGTAGGAGATAGACGTGGGCAGAGAGTACCCGGTCGGCACCCGACGGCAGTGGCAAGGCGTCTGGCATGTCAAAGGCGGCGACGGCAAGTGGTGCGCTGACCCCAAGGGTAAGCGGCACGACGGCGAGGGCCCGCATGCTGGCGACGTGCCCAAGTCGCTAGTGCCCCACATGGCCAAGCTGGCAGCCGCGGGTGTCACCGGTTCAGCGGCCAACCTTGTCGAGGCCCGCGAGCTGATCAACACCGCGTGGCGCAAGGTACAAGGCGAGCTCAAAGGTGTGCTGCCTATGTTGCCAACGACCAAGCGTCGCGGGCAGGCCGTTTACTCTGCCGTGACAGCGCTGTACGCTCACGACAGGACAGCGCACCCCGAGGTGTATCAAGGTAGCAGTCCCATAGTCGTGGGCGCACGCGTGCGCAAGCGGCTGGGGTTGGAGAAGGCTATGAAGGCAGGCACCGAGTTCGAGGAGCTCTGCAAGAGCGTCGGAGTGGATCCCATGCCCGGTCCCGACGCCGACGAGGAGACTCCCGTGGCACGCGTGCCACCGGAAGTGGCGTCCCCCGCTGAGGTGCCCGAGGAGCCCCTGCGCAAGAGCTTCGACGAGCGTTGCGCTGCGTCCATCGAGGCCGGCGACATGACGACCACGTGGCAGATGGGCTCCATGGGCACTGTGGGCGGCGCGCTGGTCGCCAAGCACGAGTAGCGAGGCGCTGTGTCCAAGCTAGTCCGCTTTCATCCTGGCACCGTAGGGGCGCGTCTCGGGGGGTTCTTTGCCCGCGCCGTGGGCGCCGGTACCGCGACCCTGCACGCGTTGGCCCAAGGCTACGAAGCCAGCCTCTACAAGGCACAAGAGCACCAGCGCACGCGAGCCCTCGAGCGCCGCTCGGGCATGTTGGGGATCTCCCCTGAGTGGTATGAAGCCATCGCGGAGGAGGTGGGCGAACACACGCTCATGGAAAAAGCGGCTGACATAGCTCGGGCTGGTACGACACGTGGCCGCGGTGGGGTGCCCGACTGGATCGGGTTGACAGAGGACCCCTACGAGCCGTTGACGGGGTTCGGCGGCTACCGAGAACGCCCGGCCATCTTGTCCTACGATATGCTAACGACGCTATCGCGGCGGGTGGGGCCCTTCACGGGCTACTTGCAGACGCGCATGAATCAGTTGACCTACTACGCTGATCCCCAAGAGGACAAGCACGGCCCCGGCTACGTCGTGCGCAAGAGGGGTGGAAAGAAAGAAGGTCGCGGCGAGGACAAGAAGGCCCGCAAGTATGAGGAGATCCTCCGCTCGTCTGGACCGTTGGAGACGTACGATGAGCGTACCGGGAACCGCAGGCCCGGTATGCTGGAGTTTCTCAAGCTCTTCTTGCGAGATAGCTTGATCTATGACCAGGCGCACATCGAGTCCCGGCGTACGCGTGGGAAGGACCTCGTGGCCTGGCGTTCGCTGTCGGCGTCGTCAATCAGGCAGGCGCGCCCCGACGATGACGTGCGCAACTCCTTTGGGGAGCTCGTGCGCTATGTGCAGATCGTCGACGGCGTAGTGGCGGCCGAGTTCTCGCCGCGTGATCTGTCGTTCTCGATTCGCAACCCGCGCAACGACCTCCGCGTCTTCGGCTACGGCTACTCCGAGCTGGAGATGATGATCTCGACGGTCACGGCGCTCCTGAGCGGCATATCGCACAACGCGAACTTTTTTGAGCAGGGTACCAGTGCCAAAGGCGTGCTCGCTGTCAGCGGACTGGTGCCGCGTGCGCAGATGCGTGCCTTCCGCCGCAAGTGGACCGCCATGGTCACGGGGGCGCAGAACGCCTGGCGAGCTCCGATCCTCGAAGTGACGGATCTGGAGGGCAAGGGCGGCGGGCTCAAGTGGATCGATATTCAGAAAAGCAATCTCGACATGGAGTGGTCAAACTTCATGGACTGGCTACTGCGGGTCATGTGTTCCGTGCTCCAGATAGCGCCCGAGGAGATCAATTTCCAGCTGGGCAACCGCGGTCAGACGTCGACGCTAAACGAGGGCAACCAGGCCCAGAAAATCGAAGCGAGCCAAGACCGGGGGCTGCGACCCACGCTCAAGTGGGCTGCCCAGCAGATCAACGAGCACGTGTTGTGGCGGATAGACCCCAACTACGAGCTCGCTTTCGAGGGTCTGGACGCACGCTCAGAGCTGCAAGAGGTAGAGCTCTTGACCAAGGAGGTCGCCGCCTACCTGATGGTCGACGAAGCTCGCGAGGCGCGCAACCTTCCGCCGCTGCCCGAAGATAAGGGCCAGATCATCCTCAGCCCCACGTACATCCAGAGCGTGCAAAACGCCGCGATGGCTGAGCAGCAGCAGTCCATGATGGGTGCCGAAGGCGAAGCTGGCGAAGAAGGCGAAGAAGGCGACGCGCCCTCTGGCGGCTTCGCTGGCGTGGATGGCTTTGGAGGCTTTGCCGCTCAAGGTGGGGAGCCAGCGGAGAAGTCGTTGACGGGGCCAGCGCGGCTCCGTAGACTCAGAGGGCAGAACAGCGTGGTCTACGAGGTAGACCTGTAGCACTCGAGACCGGGGAGGCAGCTATGGCCGTGGACGGGAACACCTATGAGCAGGGGCTTGTGTCCCCGGCGATGAAGCCCAGCAACATCCCCACGCAGGCCCCTGAGCTGCTGGCGGACTTCCGACGTCACCTGGCCGTCCCCTGCACCATTGCGGGCCCAGCTATCACGGTCAAGGCCCCCTGGGCTGGCGTGCTGGAGACCGTGCGTTCGACACAGCTGCTCGCGGGTGGTGGCCCTGCGCAGAACACCGTGACGCTGACCGTCGGTGGCACCAACTGCTACGCGGCGGCTGGCGACGGCAACACCTTCCCGGGAAACGCCACGGCGGGTGACACGCAGGACAACTATCCCACCGACAACCTCGTCACGCAGGACGATGGCGAGGATCGAGTCGAGTTCGCGAAGAACGACGTGATCGCGCTCGGCACCACCGGCGCCAACCACGGCACCGTGCTCTACGAGCTGTCCATCGCCCGCAAGATGCCGCAGACGGTCTAAGTGCTGCTACGGCTGGAACATGGGCCGGGAGAAGCGCCCGACCCTACCCGGCTGTACAAGGCGCTGACCAAGATCCTTCAGGCAGGGGGGTGCTCCCCGGCGGACTTGCAAAAGGCTGCCGGGGACGCGCTCGGCCTGTCGAAGGCCCGCCTACTGGCGACAAGCAGCCAGCTCAGAGACCCCAACCTCGCCAAGCAAGCTACCGCTATCGTGGACTGGTACGCCAAACATGTGCTACCTGCCATGCTGGATCGGGTGGGCGCCGTATTGCTAGCGGGGGTTGAAGATGCGTGAGGAGGTGCCGTGCGTTGGCGAGTGGTCATTCTTGGAGGCGTTGTCGTCGTCGCGGTCGGGGCGGGATTGGTGGTTGTACTCACCGGCCCGCAGTGGCTCCAGACGGCTACAGGGTGGCTTTCCGCGGCAGGCATGTCCATCGCCGCTCTCTGGGGGGGTCACAAGCTCGCCACTACGCGAAGACCTCGAGCACTCGCTGACACTGCCGCTATCGAGGCCGTCGAGGCCGTCGAGGCCTTCTCCCACGAAGAGGACGCCGCTGCCGCCGCTATCGCTGAGACGGAGCGTGCGAAGCTACTTGCGCTCCAGGGGCAAGCTCTGGCGGACACGTTGGGTGCTGCTCTTCGTGGCGAGCGCTGCCCTCGCGTTGATCCTCTTCGGTGCTCGACGGACGCACGCCCAGGTGACGCCAGCGGCTAGCGCTGTCGCCATGACAGGTGTTGACCCTCTCCCCATTCCCACCCCGGATCCCACTACGGAGCCCAAGGACATGGCGCCGCTCCCCGGTCCTGCGTCTGCCCTCGAGTTCGTAGTATCGGGCGAGCCAGCGCTCTGGGATCCGCTTTATCTGCTCCCCAAAGACCCGCAGCACCCGGGCGGCGTGCTCTTGCACCCCGCCTACGCGAGGGCAGCAGCAGCCAATGTCTGGCGTGTCGCGCGGGGCCGCGTGGCCTACGCGCGGCTGCTCGACCGCTGCAAGCTGCTACCCGCGGAGGTGGCCTCGGCTGTACCCGACCCTGTCACGCTACCCGCTCCCGCTCGCGTGTCTCCTTGGCCAGACAGGTTGGCAGGCTTCGGTATTGGTGCTGCTACCGCTGCTGTCGTCTTGCTGTTGGTCATGGTCGCTCAATGATCACACCGGACCAGCTTGCCGCTATCACAGGGATCGTTGACGACCACCACTCGGTGTTGATCCAGGCATTGTGCGGTGACGCCGTGCTACCGGCGGACGTGATTGCACGCGTGGCCGCGTTGGGCCTACCAAGTGTCGCCGTCGCACCCCCAATGCCCGACGCTGTGGCGCTCGGGGTTGTCCTGGCCGCGCAGCCTGATCCGGGTACAGAGCCGTCCGCAGAGCAGATGACCGCACGCCTGGCGGCACACCGTGAAGTTCCCCTGTCGCGGGCCGAGGCGCGAGCAGTGGAGTTCGCGGGGGCCAGAGCCGGCCGCTACTGCAAGGGCCTGGGCAACAGGGTGTCCGAGACGGTCGAGGGCGAGATCATCCGGGCAACAGCTGAGGAGGCTGAAGCTGTACGTGGGGTGGTGCGCGAGGAGACTCAGGAGGCGGTCTGGGGCCGCGAGTCCGTCGCACGGCTAAAGCAACGGCTAGGCCGTGCTACTGGCGACTGGGTGCGCGACCTGCAGCGGATCGCTACGACCGAGATCAACAATGCCCACTGCGACGGCCGCGCTGCTGAGCTGCTCGACAAGCATGGGGCAGACGTGATGGTAGCAAAGAGGCCCCACGCGGATGCGTGTGACGCGTGCAAAGACCTTTACCTCGACCACGCGACGGGGCGCCCCCGCGTGTTCAAGCTGAGCGAGCTGGTTGGAGTGTCCAACGCGCACGACCCGAAGCGACCAGGGAAGGCGCGCAGGCGTTCAGAATGGATCGCGACCGCGACCGGGATTCATCCTTGGTGCCAATGCGTTGGACCTATAAGAGTTCCGCGGGGTTGGGGCTTTGACGCCAACTGGGATCTTGTGCCCGAGTCCATGGTTGACGAAGCATGACTATGCCATTCTATCAGTCTGAGATAGCTACCCTGCACAACGGAGACTGCCTCGAGGTGCTGCCGACGCTCCCCGACGCCTCGGTGGATCTCATCCTGACCGACCCGCCCTACTTCCGCGCCAAGGCCCTGGACTGGGACCGGCAGTGGCCCAGCGCCGACGTGTGGGCCTTCGGCACCGTCCATGCCTACCCTGGAAAGCACCCCTGCGAGAAGCCCCTGGACCTGCTCACGCACGCGATCTGCGCATCGAGCCGGCCCGGTGGCGTGGTGCTCGACGCCTTCGCCGGGGGAGGGAGCTGCGCCCGAGCTGCCCTGCTGTCGGGGCGCCGATG